GTCAAACTATTTAGGTGGTACAAATTATATTTTACCAGTAGAAGCAACAGCTATTTATGCTGATATAGGTGAATTTATAGATACAACCGGTATAATAACTTTAACTAAACAAAGTACATCTGCATGGATTACATATGATTCATTCCAGGTTAGTGCTGCAGATAACTATTATATAGAAATAGCAGCAGAATTTGAAGATGCAACTGGTAACTCACAATGCTGTTTTAAATTTCAATCAGGTACCACAGGAGGAGTACTTTTACAAGGAATTACTCAAGAACAAGGATACAACGTAGATCACAATGTAACTGTTAAAGTACAAGGTGTATTTAATTTAGCTACATCAACAAATTATACTTGTCGTTTCTTTAAAAATTACGGCACAACTCCAGAATTATTAACTATAAGTTATCTTATAGGTAGATACAATCTTGGTGTTTAAATTTGGAGTTTTAACTTTACTTTCATATATTTATAGTAAACAAATAAGTTATCATATATGAAATTAAGTGTTATTACTCCAACCAACAAAGGTAAATATCTAACTGAACTTTACGAATCACTAAAAGATCAAACCCATACAGATTGGGAATGGATTTTATATTTGAATGGTGGACTTAGAAAAGATGACCTATCAAGTGAAATTACAAGTGATAAACGAGTAATTATCCATCACGATTTAGCTACCCCACTAAGTACAAACGTAGGTTATTTAAAACTAAGAGCATTTGGTTTAGGTACCGGAGAAGCATTAGTTGAAGTAGACCATGACGATGTTATTACACCAGATTGTTTAGCTGAAATTGCTAAAGCATTTGAAGATCCTGAAATTGGATTTGTGTATAGTGATAACGCAAAATTACAAGACGATTTTATTCCGTATGGTGCTGAATATGGTTGGACTCACAAACAAGTTGAATGGAAAGGTAAAAAATACATTTCTATGGATTCATTTGAACCATCAGCAAATTGTATGTCACTTATTTGGTTTGCTCCTGATCACGTTCGTGCATGGAGAACATCAGTTTATACTAAAGTAGGTGGACATAATCCTGAATTATCAATTCTTGATGATCAGGAACTTATGATGAGAACCTATATGATTACTCTTTTTAAGTATATTCCTAAAACACTTTATTTTTATAGGATTTATGGTGAAAATACTTGGTTAGAAAGAAATCAACAAATACAAGAAAACACAGTTAAATTAATGTGTGAATGGCAACAACGTTTAGCTGAACGTGATGCTGATTTAAAAGGTCTTCGTAAAATTGATATTGGTGGTGGTTTATACCCTCGTGAAGGATATGAATCAGTTGATATTAAAAACGGAATGATTATAGCCGATTTAAATAAAAAATGGCCCTTTGAAGATGGAGAAATTGGTGTTATTAATGCATCACATGTTATAGAACATTTGGTAGATAAACATCATACAATGTCTGAAATACATAGAGTATTAGCAGATATGGCTTGGGTGTTTATTGATGTTCCATCAACTGATGGACGTGGTGCTTTCCAAGATCCAACACACGTTAGTTATTGGAATCAAAATTCATTCTGGTATTATACAAGAAAAGAACAAGCTGATTTCATTTATAATAAAGATATTAAATTTCAAGACTATTTATTAGATACATTTTATCCTAATGATTGGCATCGAGAAAATCATATTCCAATTACTAGGACTTTCTTAAGCGCTATTAAAAGCGATAAACGTAGACCTCACTTAATTAAACTATAACATATGATTTCAAACATGTTACTTCAGTTCCATTCCTTAACTCAATCAGGAATTAATAATGATGAGCGTAGTTTGGTTGTTGTAGATAATTTTTATAAAGACCCAGTAGGTATAAGGAATTATACTATTAACGGATTTAATTTTGAACCTTCACAATGGCATAAGGGACAACGTAGTCATGAAAAACTTATTGTAGAAGGTACAAAAGAACGTTTTGAAGAAATTTTAGGAAGAAAAATTACAAATTGGGAATATAACTATAATGGTGTATTTCAATTTTGTACAGCTCAAGATTCACTTGTATATCATTGTGATACACAACAATATGCTGGAGTAGTATTTTTAACCCCAGATGCACCACCAGAATCAGGTACATCATTTTATCGTTCAAGATTAACAGGTAAAACTCGTTTTGAAAAATGGGAAAATAATGGAACACCTGAATATGATGTTACTTTCCAAAATGGAAATTATTATGATAAAACTAAGCTTGAACTAATTGATAAAGTTGGAAATGTTTTTAATAGATTAGCATTATGGGATGCAAGAACAATCCATGCTGCTAACGAATATTTTGGAGATAACAAATTTAATTCACGTTATTTTCATATGTTCTTTTTTGATTGTGATAAAGCTTAATAACAATATATGAATAAATTTTACAGTTTCACCCCAGATTACTCAACTAACCCATGTGAATATTATTGGTTTAAAGAAGGGTTTAATGCTGAAGAATTAGCTATCATCGAAAGAGATGTACAATTAATTACTCCTCAATATGGAACTATTGCTAATGGTGGTGCTCCTGAAGATATTAAAGATATTAGAAAATCAACCATTCGTTGGGTAAGTCAAGACCCTAAATTTGAATGGATTTATAATCGTCTTTCTGAATTAGTAAAAGAAGCTAATGATGCTATCTGGAAATTTGATATTACTTCAATGCCTGAAGCTATTCAATACACTGAATACTATGATGATGGTGGTCACTATGACTGGCATATGGATTGTGGACCTAATGAATTAAGTACTCGTAAAATCTCAATTACAGTTCAATTATCAGATTCAGATGAATATGAAGGTGGTGATTTAGAATTTATGAGAGGTTCAACTCCAGAACAAGCCCCAAGAGGGAAAGGTGTAGTAGTTATGTTCCCTTCTTTTATGTTACATAGAGTAACTCCAATAACTAAAGGTACAAGAAAATCATTTGTTCTATGGCTAGGAGGTTCACATTATAGATAAAAATATGAAAAAGTTGTTATATATAGCTCCCCATTTATCTACGGGAGGGTTGCCTCAATATTTAAATAAAAAAATCCAACTATTAATAAATGAATTTGAAATTTATTTAGTAGAATGGGTTGACGTGACAGGTGGTCGATTAGTTGTTCAACGTGATCAATTAAAAGATTTAATCCCTGAAAATCGCTTTTTTACATTAGGTGAAAATAAAATGGAACTCATTGATATAATCAATCGAGTTAAACCTGATATTGTTCATAGTGAAGAAATTCCTGAGTTTTATATGGATTTTGATGTTGCTTCTAAATTATACTCTACAGATAGAGATTATATAATTGTAGAAACATCACATGATTCATCTTATGATACAACCCAGAAAAATTTCTTTCCTGATAAATTCATGTTTGTATCAAATTGGCAAATTGAACAATATAAAAATATTAATATTCCTAAAGTTTTAGTTGAATATCCTATTGAATACAAACCACGTCCTGATAGAGAAGAGGCATTAAAAGTATTAGGTTTAGATCCTAATAAAAAACATGTATTGCATGTTGGTTTATTTACACCTCGTAAAAATCAAAAGGAATTTTTTGAATATGCTAAATCATTACCTGATTATGTATTTCATTCTGTAGGTAATCAAGCTGATAATTTTAAATGGTATTGGGAACCTTTAATGAATGAAAAACCCGATAACGTTATATGGTGGAATGAAAGAAAAGATGTAGATAATTTCTATTCATCTATGGATTTATTCCTATTTACATCTCAGGGACATGATAGGGATAAAGAAACAATGCCTTTAGTTATTCGTGAAGCCATTTCATGGAATATTCCTATATTAATTTATAATTTAAATGTTTATCAAAATTATTTTGATACATTTGAAAATGTACATTATTTAGATTCTAATAGTTTTAATAACAATTGTGAAATTATTAAAAATATTTTAGAAACAAATAATAAAATAAATGTAAATGAAGAAGCTATAATTGTTTCAACATATCCTATCCAACAAAGTATAATTGATGCTACCAAAGAATGCATTGAAGCTTTGAAAAAAACAGGTAGAAAAATTATATTATCTTCGCATGTACCAATCCCGATTGACTTGCAAGAATTGGCGGATTATAGCGTCTATGATAAACAAAATATATTAACTAAACACACTTACTATACAACAAGTTGGTGCGATTATGGACATTTTAAGGTCCAAACATATTTAAAGGGAGAAAATAATGATGAGTATCATGGACCAGCAGTTTACACAAATTATTATAATGCTGCTTCATTAGCTCAAAACTTAGGGATTAAAAAATTATATTTTATTAATTACGATTATATTTTAAATAATACTGAGTTTATTGATGATATTTCACTTGTATTAAACAAGAAAAAAGCATATGTTGATGAAAGAGAATATCCTGAAGGGATGACAAGTTCAACATTTTTCTTTGGCATAAAAACAGATATGTTTTTTAAAACCCATCCATTAATAACCTCAGATAAAGAATATGATTCATTAATGACTCAAGTTAAATGTCATTCAAATGGATATGAAAATATATTTTATCATTCTTTAATCCCTTTTAAAAACCAAATTCATATGGAAACAAAAGAAAATTGGGATTTATTAATTGATACAAATTTTACACATAAAAATTTCTCACGAGTTGAATATTCAACAGTGATGCCTAGTAATATTGAAAATTGTTTTGCTATTTTTTATCAAAATTCAAACCATACTGATAGTAGAATAGTTGTAGTAAGTGGTGAAGAAAATGGACAAGAAACATTTACAGAAACAATCGATGTTACTGGTAAATTTTCATGGTATAGACTTTACCCATATAACGAAGAAAGTAAAATTACTATTAAATTTAAATATTACGATTCATTTAATAATAAACTTATTAAAGAAAAAGAAATTTTTGTAGATAATAATTACATTATCAATCAATTACCATTAAACGGATTACTCGAAAAAAGATAATGAAAATTTGTCAAGTCCATCCAGGTTGCGGAATACCAGTACCACCACCAGCGTGGGGTGCCGTAGAAAAAATCGTATGGGAATTTACTTGTAATCTTAGAGAATTAGGATACGAAGTAGATATAAAATATGCTGCTGAAATCCAACCAGGTGAATATGATATGGTAATGGTTCATGTAGCTAATTTAGCTTTATATCTTGCTGAAAGAGGTATACCTTATATTTTTCAACACCACGATCACCATGCATTTCATTATGGTAAAGAATCAAGTGTTTATAAGGAAAATTTAGAGGCAATGGAAAAATCAATTTTTTCATTAGTACCTGCTCGTTATTTAGTTGATTATTTTGATACAGATAAAGTACATTATTTTTCACACGGAGCAGATATAACTAAATTTTATCCAAACGAAACATATCCTATAAACCATAGTTTGTTAATGTTAGCAAATAACGGATTAGGAGGTTATGGTTCATATGATAGAAAAGGATTTGGATTAGGTGTACAAGTAGCAATGTCACGTAATTTATCAATTACAATTGCTGGTCCTAAAAACAATGAAAATTGGCTTAATGATAACCCATGGGTTAAAGGTTATCCTAAATTAAATATTATTTGGGAACCATCAAATGAACAATTAAGACAACTTTATACATCACATACTATATTTCTTCACCCATCAGACTTGGAAGCTGGACATCCTAATCTTACCTTACTGGAGGCAGCAGCTTGTGGTTTACCTATTTTAGGATGGATAGAAACAGAAACAACATTCCATGGACTATGGCGTGCGCCAAGAGATTTAAATGAAATGTTGCGCGGTTTAGACACTATCATAAATGAATATGATGAATATAGACAACGCTCATTAAACACAGCTCATGAATTATCATGGTTTAATCGTTCAAAAGAATTAATCAAATTATACAATAATCATATATGAAAGAAGTTTTAATTAATGAATATCATAACACTGATATTTTAAGAATCCCTCACAAAGACCCTCAAAATACAATTAACGTAAATTTTGTTAATGGAGCGTTTTTTGAAGTATTAGGACCTTTACAAAAGAACTATAATGTAAAATTTGTTAATACAAAAACAAATAGAGTATTATACGAAACAGATATTAGTAATAATATGTGGACTCGTACTAATATAAAATATTTAGTTAAATGGAGAATTGATCTATATGATAAAGAAACCAACCAAAAAATATCAGAACATAATTTTGATCCTAAAGGTAAACGAGTTTATATTCATTTAGAAAGTTCAGCATTAGGAGATACATTAGCTTGGTTCCCTTATATTGAAGAATTTAGAAAAGAATGGGATTGTGAAGTAGTATGTTCAACATTCCATAATGAGTGGTTTGAAGCTAATTATCCTGAACTTACTTTTGTTAAACCTGGATCTCAAGTAAATAACTTGTACGCTATGTTTAATTTAGGATGGTTTTATGATGATAAAAAAGTTGTATTTGATAAAATTCCAATTGACTTTAAAAAATATCCTTTACAACAAACAGCTACTGAAATATTAGGTTTAAAATATAAAGAAGTAAAACCAAAAATTACATTACCAGAATATAAAACAGATATTGAAGGTAAATATGTTGTAATTGCTCCTCATGCTTCAGCACATGCTAAGTATTGGAATCATCCAGGTGGTTGGCAAACAATCATTGATTATTTAATTGATAAAAATTATAAAGTTGTTATGTTAACTCAAGAACCACATAATGACAATTGGCATGATTCAAAACTAGGAGGCACATTACAAGGTATTGTAGATAAAACTGGTAATATTAAATTAGAAGATAGAATGGTTGACATTCGTGATGCTGAATTATTTATTGGTTTAGGTAGTGGATTAAGTTGGTTAAGTTGGGCTATAGGAACACCTACTATTTTAATTTCAGGATTTAGTTACCCATATACCGAGTTTCAAGATTGTGAGCGCATTTATCCTAAAGATACAAAAACATGTAGAGGATGTTTTAATCGCCAATGGTTAGATCCAGGTGATTGGGAATGGTGCCCAGATCATAAAGATACTCCGCGTCAATTTGAATGTACAAAAACCATTGAACCTTCTCAAGTAATTGAATCTATTAACAAATTATTAAATATTTATTAACATGGAAAAAAAAGTTTTAACACCGGAAGAGTTATCTAAATTACAAGAATTAGACAATAAAAGAGGACAATTAGTTGAACAATTCGGAATTATTGAAATTAATATTCAAGATTTAGAATTACAAAAAGAACAATTAATTGAAGAGTTATCAAAATTAAAAGCAGCTGAATTAGATTTAGGTGGTTTGTTACAACAGAAATACGGTGATGGAAACATCGATTTGTCTACAGGAGAAGTAATTTCTTAGTAGCATTTTGAAAGTTTCTTACATATTTATAACAAAACATTAATCAAATCTAAAAATGGCAGAAACATTAATATCTCCGGGTGTATTAGCGTTAGAAAATGACAATTCTTTCATTACATCACAACCAATCACCGTTGGAGCAGCTATCATTGGCCCAACAGTAAAAGGCCCTGTTGAGGTTCCAACAGTTGTTCGCTCGTATAGCGATTATCAAAATAAATTTGGTACAACTTTTTTAAGTGCTAGCCAAGTCTACACTTATTTTACTTCAATTGCAGCTTTTAACTATTTTAACAATGGTGGTCAAACATTATTAGTAACAAGAGTAGTAAGTGGTAATTTTGCCCCTGCTTACACTTCAGGATCAACAGCAAATGGTTCAGCAATATTAAATTCAGCTTCATTAGCTACCTCTTTAGTATTAACTACTTTATCTGAAGGTGCTATTATGAATAGCTCTAGTTCATTAGATGTTAGTGGTTCATTAGCTAGTGGATCATCAGATAATATTAGATGGCAAATCACTAACCCAGACGCTTCAGCAGGTACGTTCAATTTATTAATTCGTCAGGGTGATGATAACGCTAATACTCCTATTGTATTAGAAACTTGGACTAACTTATCAATGGATCCAACAGCTCCAAACTATGTAGCTAGATTAATTGGTGACCAATATAAAGTATACAACTTAGCAGATAACCAAATTGAAGTAAACGGAACTTATCCTAATAATTCAAGATATGTTTATGTATCTAGTGTATTAACACCAACTCCAAACTATTTTGATAATAACGGACAAGCTAAATCTCAATATACAGGTTCATTACCTAAAGCATCAAGTGGTTCATTCACAGGTGCTGAAGGTACATTAGCTACTGGTGTAAATGCCAAATACTATAGTAACATTGTTTCAGGAGTAGCAAATACTCAAGGTTTATCAGGTAGTGATTATACCAACATGATTAACTTATTAGCTAATGCTGATGATTACAGATATAATGTATTAACTACTCCTGGTTTATTTGCTTCAGAAGCTGCTATAGGTGCATCTCAAGTAACTACAGGAATCAACAACACACAATACAGAGGTGATAACATCTATGTAGTAGATTTAGTACCATTTAGTTCAAGTATTAATACAGTAACTACTCAAGCAAATGCTAAAAATACTTCATACGCTGCTTCATATTGGCCTTGGGTCCAAACAATTGATCCAGATTCTGCTCAATTAGTTTGGGTACCAGCTTCAACAATGGTAGCAGGTGTTTATGCTTATAACGATAGCGTATCAGAACCTTGGTTCGCACCAGCAGGTATTAACAGAGGTGGTTTAGGTAACGTAGTAAGAGCTGAAAAGAAATTATCTCAAGCTAACCGCGATACTTTATACCAAAACAAAGTTAATCCAATTGCAACATTCCCAGGTACTGGAGTTGTAGTATACGGACAGAAAACATTACAAACAAAAGCATCAGCATTAGACAGAGTAAACGTTCGTAGATTGTTAATTGCTCTTAAGTCTTACATTTCTCAAGTAGCTCAAAACTTAGTATTCGAACAAAATACTATCGCTACAAGAAACCAATTCTTAAGCCAAGTTAACCCATACTTAGAATCAGTACAACAAAGACAAGGTTTGTATGCTTTCAAAGTAATCATGGATGATTCAAACAACACAGCTGACGTAATTGACAGAAACCAGATGGTAGGTCAGATTTATATCCAACCTACAAGAACAGCAGAATTCATTTACTTGGATTTCAACATCTTGCCAACTGGAGCAGTTTTCCCAGCGTAATTTTTTAAAATATAGATATTTATAACAAAATAATAAATAAGCAAAATGGCAGTATTAGATCCAAACGAAATATTTTTCACAGCATTTGAACCAAAACAGGCGAACCGCTTCATCATGTACATTGATGGCATCCCTGCTTATGAAATCAAAGGTGTAGGTGCAGTGAATTTAACTCAAGGTACAGTAGCTTTAAATCACATTAACGTTCAACGTTTTGTGAAAGGTAAAACAACTTGGGGCACTATCCAATTTACATTATTCGATCCTATTACCCCTTCAGGTGCACAGGCAGTAATGGAATGGGTACGTTTACACCACGAATCAGTAACAGGTAGAGACGGTTATAGTGATTTCTATAAGAAAGACTTAACATTCGACGTATTAGGTCCAGTAGGTGATATCGTATCAGAATGGATTATCAAAGGTGCGTTAATTACTGAATCAAACTTCGGTGATTACAACTGGGATACTGAAAATACTGCTGTAAACATTACAATGACGGTTCAACCAGATTACTGTGTGTTGAATTTCTAATAAAACACAAACAACAATTAAAGAAAGCTCGCATTTTTTGCGAGCTTCTTTTTTTGTCATATATTTATATACGATAACAAAGTTATAATAAATAAAAATTATGGAAGAAAACAAATTTAAATTACCTACCGAAATGGTAGATTTACCCTCAAAGGGTTTATTGTATCCTGAAGGAAATCCCCTTCATGAAGGCAAGATTGAAATTAAATACATGACTGCTAAAGAAGAGGATATTTTAACTAATCAAAATTATATTAAACAAGGTGTTGTAATTGATAAATTATTACAATCATTAATTGTTACTAAAATTAATTATGATGATTTATTAGTAGGTGATAAAAACGCTATAATGGTTGCAGCTCGTATTTTAGCATATGGTTCTAATTACGAATTTGAATATGATGGTTCTAACCAATCATTTGATTTAAGTCAAATTGAACCAAACCCATTACATGAAGATTTATTAAATGCAAAAACTAATGAATTTGAGTATACTTTACCTCATACAGGTAATAAAATTACTTTTAAATTATTAGTTCACGGTGATGATAAAAAAATTGATGAAGAAATTAAAGGACTTCAAAAAATTAGTAAAGATAACATTAGTGAAGTTACAGTAAGATTTGGTCAAATAATTACTTCAATTAATGGATCAACAGATAAAAAAGATATTCGTGAATTTGTAAATAATTATTTTTTAGCTAAAGATGCTAGAGAATTTAGAAAACATTATAATGAAATTTCACCAAATTTAAACATGAAGGCAACTTTAATCAATTCGGATGGCGTAGAGGAGGACGTCGAGTTGCCAATCGGGATTAACTTTTTTTGGCCTGACGCCTAATCACCGAATATCAGTATTTAGTCAAATACATGAAATTGTTTATTATGGAAATGGAGGGTATACTTGGGAAACTGTATACAATATGCCTTTATGGTTAAGAAAATTTACATATAATAAAATATTAGAAGTTCACCAAAATCAAACAAACGCAAAAGAAAATAATGTTGTTGAAAAATCAATAGCAGCATTAAAAGCTAGTGGAAATACAAAATCAATCCAACCTCCATCTTATATTACAAAGGCATCAAAAAAATGATGCCTTTTAATATTTATAACAAATATAATTTATGGCTGATCCAAAATTAAAAGATAGTTTAAAAGATGCTAAAGCAGCAGAAGATGCAATAAACCGACTTAAAGATGTAGGTACGGAATTTAGTGCAGTCTATCAGGATATTGGTAAAGCTTTAAGTGGTTTAGCTAAAGGGTCTAAAGAATATAGTTCTAATATTAAAGATGCTGAATCTTTATCTAAAGACTTAGCTAAATCAGCTCAAAAATTAGCTGCTTTTACTAAAGAAGATTTAAAGGATAGAAAAAAAGCAGCTGAATATGAAAAACTTGCTCAAGATATAAGCACAAAAAGATCAAAAATTGAATCTCAAATTAGAGTTTTTAAAGCTCAATCTATAAATGCTTCCAAATCAGAACAAGCTATATTAAGTAAAGTAAATGAAAACTTAGA